AATTTCAGCATCCACTTCAACAATTAAAGTTGGTGGTTCTTATAAAAATCTTACAGCAAATCTATTCAATGATTCCAATGAAGATATTACAACTGAATATGCTGACGCAACATTCACATGGACTTGCAATATAGATGATGAAGATTGGACTGATAAGGTTACTTGGCGAGATGGTACAGAATTCAATCAAAAGAAATTGAGGTTTCCAAATGACACTTCTACTATTGGCAAAATATTGTCTGTTAAATGTGAAATTATTAAGGATAACCTGACGATTGAATCTAAAATTTTGTCGTTGGAATTAACTGAATAGGAGGTGTTTTATGGCAGAAAAATTAGTTACGAAGAATGATTTGTTAAACAAACTTCGTGCATATAAGACTACTCCTGATGATGAAAATATTCAGTATAAGAAAAAGATTGAGAAAGCACTTATGCTTAATCCATGTCTTTTATATGCACTCAACGAGAAATCATTAGAATCAGAACTTTTCGATGATGATGGTAATATCAATTGGGAATGGAACGAAGAAATAAAGGAATACGAACCTCTTGGAGAATGGGATAGATATTTTGGTGGAAATTCAAATATCCGTCCTTATTTATTTATTCCTGACACTCAGACAGAGGTAAAACATTATATCTGTTATCAAGTATCTTTTGATGAAATGCCTCGCTATCAGGATACATTAAAATATACGAACGTTACATTTACTATTTTTGTTCATGGTAATGACAGAAACGATAAATTAACAGGTATTCCAAGACATGATCTCATTGCTTCTATTATAAGAGAGCGATTTAATTGGTCTAATATATTTGGAATGCAAACACATCTTATCTCATCAAAAGAATCCACGACAGATAATAATTATCTTGTTCGCACTCTTGTATTCCAAGTTGTCGATACAAATGGAATTGCCAACACTCCATATGGCGGTAAGACTTCCTTTAATAATTATCAGTTG